GCGGTTTCTAAATCTTGCGTAGACTCACGCACGGCGTCATTATTCAATAGCGCTTGACCGACAGGATCATCGCGGCGCGCTTTGGCAAGCGTTGCTGATGCTGTTTCAAAATTTTTGAGTTGTTTTAAATTTTGCTTTTGCTCTTCTGATGTTTGGTCAACGTTTTCAGCCTGCCTCTTCATCTCCTCTCTAACCACAGCTACAGCGCGCCGTGATAAGCTCGGCAAAGCCTTTTGTATTTCGTTAAACTGTTTTTGGTCGTCAACTAATCTTATAAATTTAGC